TGTTGATAGCATTGAAGCACTGAAATACCTCTTCCCGTCTAAGACGGATGAGGAGCGGGCCGAGATGTTATCTGGGTTCCCGTTCAGGATGGTGAACGAATTGCAGGGTGCATACTCTTCATTCGCTAAACTAGTGGGGGGAATGATGCAGACTCCTCACCCGCAAGCACCGGATCTCCCGATGGCTGCGGATCCAAGATTGGATTTAACGCCATATCTGTATCGAACATTAGAAGCTTTACAAAAGGAGATGAGCTATGCAGGACGCTACCGTCCAATCGATCCCACAGACGAGCCAAGCACCAGTGGCGGTGGCTCCGAGCAGCTACGTGGTGGCAAGCAATCCGACACCTCAGGCAGCGCCGGCAGCTTACCAAGCGGCTCCGATTCAGTACCAAGTGGGTACCAGTTACCCCCAAGCGGTACCTCAGGCGAGCCCCAGTTACCAATCCGCCCCTACTCAGTACGCCCCCCAATCCCAACCGGAAGCTCCTCAGGGCAACCCATGGGAGTCGGCGTTCAACAAAGTAGTGGGGCTGCTGAGCTCACCAGTTCAATCCCCGTTCCAGGGTCAACCGTCGCAGACACCGACTCAGTACGCCCCGGCGAACTTCGGTCAGCAGTACAGCAACCCAGCTACGCAACAATCGGTTCCGCAGACCTCGCAACCCAACCAGGTTTACTCGCCCAACTCTTCCCAAACCTCCTCGAATCCCTCATTAGCGGACGTGGCGGATTACCTGGGGTGGAGCAACGAGACGCGAAACGTAATCGACGCGTACGGCCTCGAAGCACCGGCAATTCTAAATAACTATGGCCTCCAACTGGAAGCCATGTTGGATAGTGCTGTTGCCTGGGGCAGCCAAGCCAAAGGTTTGATCGAAGGTTACGCCAACTTTGCAGTTGGTGAGCACCAAGAGAATCTGGCTTACAACGAAATCCTGACGAACCCCGATGTTCTCAGCGATTACACGTTGCGGTTCTTCGGTCCTGAAGGTCCTTGCCCTGTGTATGAGAACGAAGCTCAGCTGGAGACACGTGGTTATCCCACTACTCCCATTGAGCAAGCCATGGGTCAATTCCCCGCTCCTCCTGCTGCTTCCGCTCCCCAACAGCCTGAAAACTTCTGGGGTACTTTTAAGCAGCAAATGGATGTCAGCCCCGAGAATGCCTGGCGCCTTCTGAACCAAGCTCAGCCTCAAACCGTTGCTAACAAACTGTTTGTAATGGAGTGAAAACATGGCCCGTCGTAATTCACGTCGTCCTGTTTCCGTAACAGGTTCTGGTAGTGGGGGTCGGGTCACTTCTTCAGGTATGGAGGGTGCTGCTGGTCCAGCACCTTCTACTCCTGGCGGTAGTGGCCCAGGCTTACGTCAGCGCTTGGCCGGTAAATATGATGCCGCCATGCAGGCTGCAAGAGATTCTCTCCAGCCCGGTGGCACCTTAGATTCAGCCCGTACTGCTGCGTTAGCACCTGCTGCTTATGGATTGATCTCCGCAGGCGGCTCTGTACTTGGCAATGTTACAGATAACGAAGATGAAGGCGCTGGCCGAATTCTTGCCGAGGCTGTAGGCGCTGGCGCTCTTGGTGCGCTTATTGGCGGTGGTATTGGAAGGCTTGGCCAAGAAAATACTGCACTCCGAAGGAACATCAATGCCTTAGGTAATGAAGCAGCTCCCTACATGTCTCGTGGCATAAAGGCTGCAGAAGCTGGTGCAATGGATACCGCAAGAGCCGCTAATCAAAAAGCACTTCCTCTTGTGGAACGCATGGCCGCTGAAGAAGCATTGTTGAAAGCAAATCGCGCAGGTCAAGCTATTGGCCTTGGCGCCATGCCGGTTGCGGCCGGACTTGGTGGCTTACTTGGCGGCGGTGTTTCTAATCTTGGAAACGCAATGGGTATTCCCGGCCTTCAACCACAACAACAGTATGTTGATCCGGAGCAATACGGCTCCAGTAACACCGTTGGCGCACGTGCTGCAACAACAACTATGCAGTACGTATAGCTTCTAAGTTTACTACCTGCTAAAATTTGTGATAGATAAGACATAGCAATGTCTTTATCTTTCACCCGATAAAACATCGACATTGGAGGATAAACCAAGGTGTTTATTGATAGCTAGTTCAGATCCTGGTAGGTATAACCCTTCAAGATTTGGTAAATAGCTCCGTGGTTACACTCAAACTTTTCAGCAATCTTTCGATAAGAAAGACCCGCTTCTTTTAAAGCTTTGATTTGAGCCACATCTGCTGAAGAAAACTTTCTCAAAGATTTCTTCGGTGCTCCTTTACTGGCAAAGCCATTGTTTTTATAACAACCGCTCTTCCAGGCTCTTGTTAAGTTCTCTTGTTTGGTAACGATCTCAAGATTGTCAAGTCGATTATTTCTCTTGTCATTATCTTTGTGGTCAACTTGCAGGGAAAAGTTACTGGTTCCATGTGAACGCAGGTCTAATCCCAAAAAAGCAACTGCCATCAAGACATGAAGATGAAAACGTTTCCTCTTCCCATTTACAAGAACTGAAATACGGTCGTAAACACTGGTTGCACGAATAGGGATCTCTTGAAAATATTCTTGATTATCGGGATCAAGTTGTTTTTCAAAAGCTTTTCCTTCTTCCGTTAAGTAAAGATTACCAAATCCAGGGACAAGTTTTGGATCCACGTTGTTCATAAACAGCTTTCCAAAGCGTAACATACCTCAACTGAACGCTCAACGTTGTCACCCCACCGAGCAATCGATGGGTGCAAACCGGATGAATTCAGGGAAGCCCTAACGTAAAGACGAGGGTAATCCTGAGCGAAGCCAACTAAGTTCGTAGTTGGAACGCGCAGAGACTAGGCGGTTGGTGACGCTTCACCTGTAATACGCCATTAGCGTCCGGCATCCCTCAGGGATGAAGAGATAGTCCACCCCTCTAAGAAACTAGAGACCAGGAGAACGATTTTCCAAAGATTTTAGGTGCGGAACTTTACCGTCCCCACCCTGCTTACATTTCCGAAATGGCGGTGGAGCCCGTGGTTGTCCACGACTTCACACGTCAGCCCGGTCAAACCGTGCAGTTGGACCGCTACAAGTTCTGGGGAACCCCTGGTACCAAGGACAGCCGTGAGCGTATTGCCGACCAAACGATCGGTACTGCTAACAGCCGTAACATCACCAAGGAGAAAGTCCTGGTGGTGCTTAAGGAATACACTGGTCCTGCGGACCCGGGCGATCCTACTCAGCCCAGCACATTTAAGATTGCGCGTGAGACTCTGATCACTGCGCAGCGCCTGCTGCTGGACAGTGGCAACCTTAATATGTTCCACCAGTCCATCGGTAGCCTGACGCTGCTGGACGACTATCGCCGCTGGCGCGACCGGGTGTTCCTTGACGAACTCGCCAAAGCTGAAGCTAACGGTCAAGCTGATACCACCCAAGGCGGTTACTACTTCGCTGGTGGTAAAGCCAAAGATGGTTCCGGTCGTGTTTCTTACACCGCCGCTGAGTACACCGCCGAGGTGCAGCAGTTCCAGGTGCGCACTGACCTGCTGAACGTGGTGAAGGACCTGCGTAAGCGTAACGTCCCCACCTTCTCCGATGGTCTGTATCGCTGCATCTGCGATCCCACTTTCATGATGCACCTGCGTCGTGATCCTGACTTCCGCGAGATTGCTCGTTACGCTGGTAATCCTGGTCAAGGCATGTACATGGGTAACCCCATGATGCCTAACAACTCCAGCTTCTACATGGGTCCCCAAGCTGGCCAAGGTTATTTCCTTGCTGGTGAACCCGTGATGCCTACCGGCGTTCAGTTTGAAGGCGTTAAGTTCTTCGAGTCGACCAACTTCCCGACCAAGAGCCTGTCCACTTCGTTTGATGGTGGTTCTTCGTACACCAGCCAAGAAGCTGCCCAAGGTTACTTCTTCGGTCCTCAGTCGATTGGTGTTGGTATCGGCGGCCCGAATGCTCAGGTGCTGATCAACAACAACGACGACTTCAGCCGCTTTATCATTCTTATCTGGCAACTGTATGCCGGCTTCGAGATCCTGAACAAGGATTTTGTTACCACCGCATTCAGCTTCGTGTCTGATGATGGTACCGTCTGATAATTATCCATAAACATCCATAGGAAAAGATAATGACCTATTTGTCCGCTAAAAAAATCTACCCGGGTAACTGGGCAGAACCTCTGAACGGTTGGTACAAAAACATTGATACCGACGACAGCGGTTCCAATGATGGCTCCAAGGGCGGCCCCACTTCTGTGCTGGCATGCCCCGGCTACCGTTACTTCCAACAACGTGGTTACGTCCCCGTGACTGCTACGTCTGGTGTTGGTGCTGTTGCCGCTGCTGATGTGATCGTCCCTTCCCCTTATCGGAATGACGACACCCGCACCGACATCACTGGCATGGTGATCTCTGGTAGCGCTACCCTACCTGCTTACGTTTACCGCACTGCGGTGTCCGTGGCTTCTGGCTGGGGTGATGGCCGTGTTGCTTCTGGCGTGTATGCCGCCACCGGTAACGTCATCTCCTTCGGTCGCAGTAACGCTGGTAGCCCCACCGCTGCTTCTGGCATCGGTGAGGGTGTGCTCCAGGCCAACATCGCCTCCACTGTCTCTGGCACCCAAGCTGGC